AAATTGCAAATAATTAGTTAGAGTTTCTGTTGATCTTATTACTACGGTTCCAGATTGACTAGCAGTTACTGCGGGTATTGTTGTGCTGGCTGAATCGGTTTGATTAATAACAATTCTAGTGGAAGTGTTTTGAGTTACCTGATTGCCACGCAAGTCTCCAGCGGCAGGGTTGCCGCTTGTGTCAGTCCTGAAGTTATAAGGGAATGTGTTAGGTGCGTTTGTTCCTTGTTGTCCTTTCTGACCTTTCTCGCCTTTCTGACCCTTCTCTCCTTTTTCACCTTTCTCTCCCTTTTGACCTTTCTCGCCTACCTCACCCTTTTGACCTTTCTCTCCTACTTCACCTTTCTGTCCTTTCTCTCCGACTTCGCCCTTCTGACCTTTTTCTCCAACTTCACCTTTCTGTCCTTTTTCTCCTTTCTCTCCCTTTTCTCCTTTTTCTCCTTTATCACCTTTTTGCCCTTTGGCTCCGCCTTCGGCAAAAGATAAAGTTATTTCTTCTCCATTACTGAATGGACTATTTGCGCTACTGCCTTGTACAGTAACAGTACAGGTTATTATTCCTGTATCAATTGCAACGCTATTAATGTTAAAGTTTACAAAGTCTGTAGATGTGGCTACCGATCTGACTAATACTGAACCAGCGCTTGGGGTAGGAATAGTGTCTCCATTTTTATCAGTAGAGTTTATAACAACAGAGGTAGATGTATTCTGAGTCTCATTGTTAAACCTGGCAATTCCAACAGCAGGACTTCCTGATACATCAGTGCTGAATGCATACTCATATGTTGCAGCAGGTAATAAGCCTTGTTGTCCTTTCAGACCCTTTTGACCCTTCTCACCCTTTTCACCTTTCTCGCCCTTTTCTCCTTTAATGCCTTTTTCTCCTACCTCGCCCTTCTGACCTTTGATACCAAGTTCGCCCTTCTGTCCTTTCTCCCCGACTTCACCTTTGACTCCCTTTTCACCAACTTCACCCTTCTGGCCTTTTTCACCGACCTCACCTTTAGATCCTTTTTCAGCGACCTCACCTTTCTGGCCCTTTTCGCCTACTTCACCTTTAATTCCTTTTTCGCCTACTTCGCCTTTCTGACCTTTCTCGCCTACTTCACCCTTGGATCCCTTTTCAGCAACTTCTCCTTTTTGTCCTTTCTGTCCGACTTCACCTTTGATTCCTTTCTCTCCGACTTCGCCTTTCTCTCCTTTCTGTCCCTGTTCTCCAACCTCACCTTTTTGTCCTTTGACTCCATTACCATCAAGACCTTTCTGACCCTTTTCGCCTTTTATTCCTTGATCGCCTTGTTCGCCCTTCTGACCCTTTTCACCTATTTCACCTTTTACACCTTTCTCTCCTTGAGCACCTTTTTGGCCTTTAGAACCAACAAGTTGTTCTACGGCTCCATTATTAATGTCAATAGATATAGGGCTGGGTTGAGTAATGGTTATTACATCACCAGGTTGGTCCGTTACAATAATCTCAATAGGGCCAGTGTCTGACATAATTTAGTTTACAATGTTTTGTTGTACAGTAAATGTTCCGTAGAACCAAGTTTCTTTTTCTCCAGTTGAGGTTAATGTAAACTCAACACCGTACACATATGTGCCAGCGTCTACAGTCATGTTAGCGTCTGTAATAGTTATAGTAAGTAAACCTGCATCAGTTCCAGCAATTGTAATGTTACTGTTGGATATAACAATAGGACCATTGTCATATTGTCTTACTTGCATCTCGTAAGAGTAAAGCGTAAGATCAATAGCGGTTCCAGTGGAATCTTTGACGTTTGCTTTTAAGATAAAAGTATTTGCGCGCCTGCAACAAATGTTTAATTGAGACGCCGCAGATAGATCCACATTCTGTGGATTTTCACATCTGCAAGAAGAAGAATTACAAGTACAAGCCATGGTACAAATTTACTCGTTTAATAATACGTCTAGGAGGTCGTCGGTTTCTTCTGCTAACTCACCACGATCACCTTTACGTTGAGAGATTAATTTGGATTGTTCGACGGCTGAAAGTTTTATTCTTTCATCCTTCCTTGTTTCTTTTACTGTGTCTAAGTTCTCCCTTCCAGCAGTTTCAATCTGTTGTTGCTGAAGAGAATACTCACCTCTAATCTTGGCTAGTTCCATCTCATAAAGATGCTCTACCTCCATTACTTTTAATTTAACCTCTGCATCAACAGAGACTTTTTGAATATCAAGTTGCAACTCAATTTGTTTCTTTTGAATTTCAGATTGTGCCGCTGCTTGTGTTGCTTGAATGTTTGACTGAGCAGTCATCTGCGCTTGGGCTTGCTGCTGCTGCATTTGTCCATCGCGTCTTTTTGCAATACGAATAGCCATTAGCCTTTCCGCCTGATCTGGATCCCTTAATTGTCTTATTGCTTGAACGTCTGTCAAATCTAATTGACCACTTTGTAATGCTATTGATAAACTTTGTTCTAGGTATGCCCTATCCGAGTCTCCCATTTCAGTAATAACCCTAACACCAAAATTGTACATGGTGAGTCTTTTGAAAGAAGAAAGTACAGCCATATTGGTTTGACCAATAGCATTTTCATACATTTTGTAAAGAACACTTTTGTCAGGAATAATCTGTACGCACTTAACAATGTCTTCTACAACTCTCCTAAACAATACCATCGCTGCATTTTGAATGTCGTACAATGCATTATTTCCTGCGGCAAGTGCTTGCTTCTGAACACCAACGAGAACGTCTCCTTTAGGTGACGAGCCGTCCATTACTTCATTGATACCTGTAGCGTCGCGTATCATTGCTAAGTAATGATTATAGATAGCAACAAGTTCAGAAATGTTTCTAATTTGATTTTGAATCTCCCTGACTGGTGGGTTTTGAAAACCACCTTCTGGATTCTTTGACCTGTAATAAAATACTCCTGTCTGCTCGTATATGTCTTGAATCTCTAGAGGTTGTAACTCACCGCCTCTTCCTAATTGAACATTCTCTAAACCTTCAATGTCTATAACAAGACCATCAGGTTTTGCTTTTGCAATTGACTGTTGAATTTTTAAATGTGTGATCTGCAACATGTCAGCAAACCCTATAACACTAGAAACTAATGACTTAGGCATCATGTCTCGCATATTCAACGCGATCATCGAGTAAGATAGTCTAGCCTTAGAGATGTCATATATGTTCTTAGGAACATTTTTACACTGGCCATAGTCGTACAAGAACTCAGTCCCTAAAACATATTTCCCTCCATATACTGTTTCATTGTTCATGAAAACAGGCTTACGATCATATACTGATTCGCGGGGTGCTTCGTATGATGTTCCTTTATAGTAAAAACCAGCATTTCCATACTGAGACTCTTTGTTCTCATATATCATGCTGTCTACAGACTTGAACTCAAACTCTAATACTTGAACAGAAAACTCATCGTATCCATAACGATTTTGATTTCCAGCATTGGTATAGGATGACTGCATAAAAGCATTAGGGTCGTTACCATACTTATTCATTACAGTCTTGGCAATCTCTTGATACTGGGCTTCAGTAAACTGGCTACCAGCAGTTCTTTTTAATTCAGATATACTTATTCTTCTTATGTCTCCAGCATAAACGAGATCATCTAGATTTGGGTCTGTTGTGTAAGAATGCAAAAAATATGCAGGGTCTACATAATTAGTCTTTATACCATAGTTAGGATCATTTTCTCTCTTTACTACGGCTACTCCACAAGTAACTAGATCCTCAACAGACCTACGAAATATCTTTTCATCAAAGTCATTCCATGACAATGTAAGTTGAGCAGCAAGTTGCGCTGCGACTTCTGCATCAGTCTTTACGTTGGTATCTAAGAATATCTCTAACTCCTCGCTTGTTTGAGGTAATTGATCTGGATCAACATCTGTATCTAGACCAGATTCTTTTGCCTCTCTGATAAATTCAATATTTTCAACACGAGCGACAGTTCTTTTTTTCTTAATGTCTTTCTCTGATTGAGACAATGGATCAACCGCCTCTATCTGTGGATAGGGCTTTTGAGATAGTATTTTATTTACAACAATTTTAGCAAACTTCGGAACAATCGGTACAGGGGTGTAATCCAGTGTGAGCAGAGTTCCGTCTCCGTTATTAGCATTGATGGAGTTTAATATTTGTCGGTAGATCTGTGTGTCTTGAGTTCCGTTTGCGTAAGCCCTCGATGTCTCAAATGAATTAAACCTCTTTCCGTAAAGATTGTTAGTGCTGTCGCTGCCCATCCACTGTGCGTAGATGGCTTTTGCCCAAGCAAGACCGTAAGCCTGCGTGAGTTTTTCTTCGGTTGGTGCTAAGGCGTCGGGAAATGTTGAATAACCGTTCGCTGGACGACTTTGTGACATATGTATCTAAAAAGATGGTATACAGTTAACTTATGCAAATATAAGTCAAATAGTAGCCGTCAGGGGAGGCGGCTCAATCCATTAACATAGTTTGCCCAATAACTTTTTGACTTAAAACTTTATTTACTTTAATCTGAACCCTGCCTTTGTAGGTTTTTGCAAACAACCTATCTCTGAGTGACGTTATACTTTTTTCATCTTTGATCATGATCTCTTGAGGCTCACAATACTTAGAAACGCACCACTGCTTTGCTTTTAAATAAGGTTGTTGGGTTTTTTTGTTGGGATAAAACTTTCTATAATTGATTTCAAGTTCGAGGTAATATATGTCTTTTGCTTTCATCTTAAAATAATTTTACCTGGTCTAAACCATTTCTTATCGTTGTAATTTGTTTTCACTATTGCCTTTATGTTACCCTGAGCGGCAAGAAGTGCAAGGCCACTAGAAATCGTAAGGTCAAACTTTGTTCGGTCATCGATCCTGTAATTTATCCAATCCTCTAGTGTTCTTTGAAATGGCATCTTGCCCATCTCTATAGACTCTTCATTAAGTCCAACATGAGCATGAATATATGCTTCTATTGCTTGCGCGTGTGCTTGAATTATTTCTTGAGAGTTGGAAGGAATGCCTTTTGTTTTGGTCTTTGTACCAAAGCCAGAGCCTAGATGTTGTGGCCTGTCTAAAAGATAGTGATCGTATCCCCTGGTTTCAAAGTACCTGGCTATACCGTACTTGTTGTTCTCTATTAGTATTGGGTAACCATAAAACTTTGCCGCCATCAATATGTCTTCATAAAAAATCTTAGCCAGAGGTGGTCGGCTTGCATACTCTGCTACAAATAGATTTGCAGGGAACTCAGTGGAAAACTTGTTATATAAATGACACGCTCCTTTTGAGCCTCTGCCATCAACAGTAGCATCAATGTCGTATGAGTCAACACCACCACATCCTAGTAATTTATTTTCAGGACCATTTGTATTTCTCATGTGAGTAGGTGGTAACCAGCCAATATGCCATCGACCATTGGGGTCTGGTGCAAATATAACCTCTGAGTCTTGTTTACCGTTTTTCCATATAAAGTTTCCCTTAACTACTGGTGAAGGATAAAGATCATCATTATACTGGATCTGTTCATATATCTTTTGAACATTAAAGACAGATGACTTAGCGCTATCTCGAAATGCTTCCTGTTCGGTAAAAGGAAACTGACGTATAACTTCATTGAGTTCATAGTTGTCGTCAACCAAGGCTTTTCGTTCATTCTTTAAAAACGTCTTAGACCCTATAGTAATTAATTCATCATCTAAGCCTTTTACGGGAGTTGCTGGATTGTCAATCACAGGAATGCCATATATATTAAAGAAGCCCTCTAAGGCTTCGTATGCAGGTATAAAGATGCGATACAGACCACTCTTGGTTCTGTCATTTTCGTTTCGATCATTAGGGTCGCTATTATAAACTACATTTCGAAAGTTTGCACCACCTTTGTCCAATGGATTAACTGTGCTACCGACTATAGCCTTTCCTACAATTCGACGTCCAACAAGTAAACACGTTCTATGTATTCTCCAGGACTCTCGTATATCTGTTGGTCTTTCCCATTTTCCTGCTTCATCCATATAAAGGATGTGTAGTTTCTCCCCGTCATAAGCATTGTTAGTGGTGCTCTTCCAATTAATAATACTATTCAAGGCGTCTCCCTCTACAGAAGTTTTATTCTTTTTTGTTATTCTCTTTGACGGCTCTCTGAAGGCAAGTTCCATCCTAGGGTTTGTGGTACCGTCCTGTATTGGTTTAAAAAAGAAAGGGTATGACTTGTATATGGGAACCACCTTTTTCATAAAAATGTTTTCTTGAGCGTCGGTTCCTGTCTTTGACATGATCCCCAATAGTTTGTCTTTTACTTGAGTTGCTTCTCCTACCAAAAGAGAAGATGACATTTGCGTATAACCTGAACGTCTACACTTAGTATAGACCTGGCCTAAAGATCTTGGGTCTCTAAAACAGGCTTCCATGTGTAAATACAGTTTTTGTTGGAACTGTAAAAAACTGGGGTATCCCACATCAATTTTGGACCACTGAAGAAAAAAGTAGTGGTGTCCAGTGATGTAGGTTGGGTTTCCGTTATTATAAAACCAAACTCCGTTTCTTCTTCTTTCATATTCAGTTTTTATATAAGATTCGTGTTTTTTTCTAAACTCGTCTGGCGTTTGAGACCATTCATCCATAGAAGATATAAGGGCTAAGTCACTTGGCAGTTCCTGGCGCCTCCAATATTGATCTTCTTTTTTTAAGTTATGAAAAAGTATTTTCTTTTTTGGTGGGATTTTAGGCAACTGTATAGGAAGGTCTGCTATGCTTATTATTTCTCCTGATGTTTTATCTGGGCATATGTTAACGACAAGTTCATCCCTCCCGTCCAATTCAATAAGTACACTCATGACTTCGAATATTGCTCTGCAAATCCGCTAGAGTAATCTTTCGCCCCTTCAATGGTACCGTCTTTTGTTAGGCTGTTGATAATAGCCGTTGTTTTTTCTATCTCTATAATTAACTCCTTGGCATCAACTGCTGTTTGTTTAATTGCTTGAAGTTCTGCTTTACGTTGAGACCCAGATAGTTCATTGTCTACAGGCTTTTTAATTTCCTCAATCATATTGTGGACCGCTATTTGCATAGATGACCTGAGGTTTTTTGCCGTCGCTATGTTGTCGTACTTATTCTTCAACTTTGCCATGGATCGCATCGACTATAGTCCTAAAAACTTTCTCTCCCTCTACTTCCATTTCGTAATCTGAAGAATCTCTAATCCAACAAGTATCGCCCACCTCTATACCTAACTCTTTTGCTTTTCTGCTAGGATATTTTAAGACACCATACTTTCTGCCATGGTCGTAATTTTTCTTATCTAACACCAGTTCAAAAATTGATGACTTGGGTAATACTGGTTCCCATGGTTTTAGGAACAACCAATTACCTAGAGTATGTACCTGATTGTCTTGCTTGTATGCAAATGCCTGGTTCCCGAAATGATCCCACTCATCATATACAACGTAGTAAAGTCTTTTCTTGTAATCAATTATTTGACCCCTGGGTCCTTTGTTCTCTTTCATTTCAGTTCCGTCAGAGCCGTCGAGATGGGCGCCTCCAAGAACTACATTGTGATGAAAGTATAAAAGATCTCCTGGCTTTGCTCCAGTGTTATACTTCTCTGGAACTGCTACGATCTCTGCTGAAGATACTCTGTTTTGAAATTCATTCCATTTGGAATCAAGATACATTTCTTTATCGCCAACCTTGACTGTCTCTTTGAGTGCTTTAGGTATGTGTACTATGAAGTGATATAAACCTTTCATTCGAACTTACAATCATATTCAACAAGGCACGGCATGTCTTCTATGGTCTTCCAAAGCATGATTCCGTCAGACTCGTTTTCTATATATATAAGCCAGCGCCTAACACTGTACTTTGATAATGCTTTTTCGTCTTTGACTATAGCGTGGACTCGGCTTTCACCAGCCCTTTGCCCAACGTAATAAGCCATCGCATCCTTAGGATTTTGACCTACTACTATTTTTCTTATTAAATCCACTTTTTCTCAATTTACTTATATTAATCTTTATTTAACCAGTGGTCGATTGATGAGGTATCTGTTTCAGAACTTACTGTGTTAAAGTAATCAAGGAGCATAGTCTGAGTCATTGTCTGAATCTCTAGGGGAGTTTCTGCGCTAAACCCTGACATGTGTTCTACTTGAGAATGACCATCAATATCTTCGCTCATGGGTCTCATAATAGCAAAACAATAACAAGCCATAAAGTCGTTTTCTAGTCCATTGTCTTTGACGAGATCTGAAATCTCATCGATCTTATCTCTTATCTGTAGAAAAGTTTCTGCTCTTATTTTCTCTTCGTATTTGTCGCTCATAACTTATTCTAAGTTACGCTATCTGTGTTACAATACAATATGAGTTGGTAGAATATGTGGCAGTGGAAGAAGACGACATAAATACAGAGTAGTCCTCTCCTGCGGTTGCTTGGACTGTAGCGGTAAAAGTAACGACTCCTTCAGGTTGGGCATTCATCGTTTGATTCATCTCCTGAATATTTGTACTAGCCCCGTTTTCTAGAAGTTTGGCATTAATATTAGGAGTTCCTGAAGAAGATTCTATTTGCATACATACTTCAAACTTATATGTCCCCGACAAGTTTATTAATATTGAAGATCTCAATTCAGCAGCGTCTTGAAGTTGTATTTGATCTGTGACACTAAATCCAGCGGTAGAAGATTTTCCTGCGCCAGCAGCAATAGACTGCCAAGAAACAACTGTAGATGCGGTTGGGATAGATGTGCCTGCATTAGCAACTAAAGAAAGAACAGGCAAGAAGTTTGTGGTTCCTGCCGAATTCTGAACAAAAGTTACTAAGTCTGAAAATAATATATACTTATAAGAAGATGTAGATTCATCCCATATTAAATATTTATCCGCAGGAAGGGCTGTTGTAGATGTAATCTGAGAAAGATTAACAGGATCGTCAACACCGATGGTGTTTCCTGTAGCAGCCAATGGTGAGTTTGCAGTTATTGAAGCACTACCAAATGCTGATGTATCTAGTTCTCTTGTTACTACAGTACCTGATGTTGCTATAAGCAACGCTGTCAACTCTGTAGAAGTTGTTGCAGGCTGGGGAACAATAGATAAAGCGCCAGCGACTTCTACGTCGCTAGTAGATAGTTTTAATGCTGAGTTATTTCCGTCTCCGTCCTGCACACTTTGCTTAGTTCCAGAGAGTGTAGATGTTGCCATCTTCAATAATATATTGAAAGAGTCTTTTATTTTAGTTCCACTAAGTGATGCCATATCTTTACTTTTTTACAAAGATACAATTAATAGATCATGCCTAAGAGCCGTGTGAAGAGGAGCAAGATGTTCAGGGACTTTTCCTTTATAGATAAGAAATCTATTGGAAGTAATCACATTAAGCACTACAAAAGAATAATGAAGGAGGCTGTAAACACTTATGGCTTGAGTGCTAGGCAGATACTGTTTTTAATTCATGCTTACGACTTAGAGTTCTGGACAATCGATTACATATCCAAATCTCTTGACGAAAGAAAAAACCAAATAGGAATAAAGGTATTGTATCCATTACTAAGAAAAGAGTATGTCTATAAGCACTTTGACAAACTAACCCCTTCTGATACTTTAGAGGATCACATCTTTAGGGACGAGACAAAATACAATTATAGAATAAGATATGCTATAAGTCAGAAGGCCAGACTTCTTGTTGCTCGGTTTTATAATAGGCTTGAGGGAAAGATAAAATAAAGGTTTTTCTAATCGTCTGGTTGTGAGTCTATTATATAATCAGAGTATTCATCTTCAAGCCTTGGGTACTCAGACTTGTCTTCATCCATCCATAAATTGCAAACACTAGCCGTAAGTTGAAAATATTCTACCTCAGAAAGCCCTGTTCCTTTTTGCATTTCAGAAATCCTACATATAGTTGGTCGGGTTTCATAAATAGAACAAGAGTTGTCTGATTTAAGATTGGTACATGAGCCGTCGGCGCGGACGGATAAATTATTAATGGCTAATACTTCTTTTGGCATTGTGCCTACCCTTCGACAACAGGCGCCACATCCGTTACACTTAAAGTTCATCACAATAAGATAGACAGAGTAGAGAATACACCCAACAATAACCCTAGGGCCAGAGCAAAAGAAAGATAAATGAATAACTCTCCTTGATCTATTTTACGCATTTCCTGATCTTCCTGCTCTACCCATAGCAGCAAATTTCTTAGGACCATACTTTTTTCTTCCTATTGAGGCAGCAATCGCGTTGGCTGCCGCCTTGCTCTTGCCTGATTTTTGAATCTTCTTAGATAACTTCTTGAATCGCATTCCTGACTTTGCAGTAGGAACTTTATCTTCTAATTCTTCTCCCACGCTACCTGCTCCAATTTGTCCTATTGCTGCACTAGCACCTCCCTTTAAAGCACCCTTCAATGCTCCAGTTAATACTGCGCCCCCATCAAAGAAACTTCTGGTTTGTTTGGACGGCTTCATACTTGACATACCCCCCAACAATAACCCATCTTTCATACCCTTCTTCATAGCCTCCTTTGCTAAGAATTTTGCATTTTCAGCCGCTTTACTATATTTTTTTTGAGCAGTTTGATTAGGCTCATCGTCTTTCATTAAACCAGTCAACATATTTATTTTCTGCTGCTCAGTCATAGACGCTCTTCCTTTTCGTGTACGTTCAGACTGTCTTTCGAAGTATTCTTTATCGCTCAATGGCTTTCGTCTTTTAGGAGCGGCCTCAGGAACCATACCCATTTCTGATTTCTTTCTCTTGGACATACCTCCCTCTTCAAAGAATTGACCTAGTTGAATATTCTTAACACCTATAGAGTTTATATCATTGCTACTAAATGATAGGTACTGTGCTAATGCTTCTTGTCTTTTTGGTCCTGCTGGAATAGATAAGAGATCATAATTAGATACCTTTCCTCCTTTTTTATAAGTCTTGGCTTTTCCTCCTTTTTTCATGGTTCGATATTGTTTAGTTTTCTTGGCGATCTTTTAAGGCTTATCTACCTTCATACCGTGTTGCGCTTTCTTAGCGTGGTCTACTAATTTAAAGTCAGCCGTCCTGCTCGCGCCTGGGTGTGCTTTGTAATCCCCCTTCATTAAGTAATACCTGCCACCTTCCAACATCCAATGATGTCCTTTTGGGGCGGGGACCTCTGCTTTCTTGCTAGAAATATTTAAGGTTCCTTTAGGTACTGAAGAAGATTCTTTTTTCCTGGTATATTTCTTGACGGCCATTCTACAAATTTACAATAACCAGGCGTACTTTTTAGGTACTGAGAATGACGGACATGCTTTGGCTGCAAATTCATTATGTCCATGAATCCTGACCTTACCAGATTCCCTATACTTATCTCTAATTGAAAGTATGAGGTTTACCATAGCGATATCTTGTTCTTCGGTCATGGTGTCTTTCGGCGTCTTGCCATCCGCCTCCACACCACCTATATAACACACACCAATACTTCCTTTATTTCTTCCTTTGCAATGAGCACCCATTCTTTCTACTGGTCTAGCCTCGTGAACTGATCCGTCGAGGTAAATGACGTAGTGGTATCCGATATCGCTCCACCCTCTTTTGATGTGCCATTCTCTAATAGTCTCTACTGATACATCCTGCCCTTCTCTAGTTGCAGAGCAATGCAATATAATACTGTCGATCTTTCTCATAAGTCAAATGTACTTATTTATGGACTGAATATTTGCGCCTCCTTTTTGAATTCCTTATCTTTAAGTATGCCAAGTTATAATAAATACAAAGACAAGAAAACCACACGATACAAAACCCTAATGGAGAATCGTCCAGGTTTTGCAAAGCATCAATTAATGGGTGCAGGTAGAAGTGGTGACCACAACACTGCAATTCTAAATGTAATACCTAAGTCTCTAATAAGAGTATCAGACGAGAGATGGATAAGAGGTAAATTCAAAGGAGTTAAAATAAAAGACTCAGGAAAGGAATACGTTAAATGGATTCTTGAGAATAGAGAGATGCCAAAGTCACATGAGGTATTGGTACGTAATATATTAAAGACAATGAAATAGATGTTTAAACACCATTTGGATACTAACTTTTTATGCTATACCTTTGCTTCACTTGAAAAGGGAAAAACGTAAAAGTTTAAAATCTAAAACTTCGGATCAGGGCCGCCAACAGCGGCACACTAATCAGAACCTCCCACTAGAATCACAACATCTTTAAGAACATCCACACCATCGGTACAATATAATACCGCACTACAACTATACTGGCGTCAAACTATATGTTTGAACACGCTTCAAGCGCTTCGCGCTTCCGCTCCTGGGCAACTAGTGTTACGGCTACTTCATCACCATACAGAACTACATTTCGGGCATAGATTTATCTTTGTATTGTTTGGGCTATGACCTGTACAATTTACTCAGACATGTTCAAGGTGGGGATTATATACTATAGCGGCGGTCCAAAACCCAAGCCAGAACTCAGTTTCAATTATGACCCCCTTCCTTCACTTTTATTCATTTACAAAACTTTTGGGGTTTTCCTTCTCAGCCTATAACATCTATTATGTTAACTAAATATTCCATATATAAAGGAAGATCAATACCTTCCTAATGATCAGCAAGAAAGCAAACATTCCCCTCTGCTAGGGGGGCTGGACTAGCCCCGTTGGGCTACCCCCTCCCCTACTCCATCGTCCTTAGAGAGAGGACAATATTGCCCCCGCTTTTTGACTCACAAATAATAACCTAAACAGATAACACATTGATCATTCAAAAGTGTTTCAAAAGGGCAAGGATATTTGCTATATATAAAGTCGTTTAAACGGCCCGAAAAGTAGGTCGAAAAGAACACACAATACTCTCTTATATATGCTCCATATTCTCGGCTCGAAAAGTTCGTCAAACCTCCTGATCAAAAAAAAGTTTTAAAAAAGATTTGGTCATGTCAAAAATAAGTTTAATATATTCCTTATAGGGGGATTCCCTTATGGTCGATCCGTCATGCTGATCGCCTCAGTAAAGAAAAAAACTTTACATCCTGTACTGCCTACTATATATAAGTATAAGGTCTGTGTATTTGTCAGTCTCACATTTATGTTTTGTCAGTCTCATAATTTATATATACATTTACGTCAATGGCAATGCCCATGTTCTAACCAAAATAATCATGTTTAAACAAGTAATTATGACAAACACAATAACAATACCAGCCCCAGCAACATCAGCAAGTACCAAGAAACATTTTACAGGCAAGATGAACCGAGAGTCTTGGTTGCAGTTGGCAGTTCATCAATTGACCGAGAAGGTCTTTGAGCCTGTCGGATTGAAAGTACCGACTGTGAACGTATCCGTTTCTTTAATGAGTGGCGGACTTAGAGGTTCTAAGCAATCTAACAAAGGAGGTACTACACTCGGTGAGAATTACTCACGCTCTATAAGTGAAGGAGGAGTAAATGAAATCTTCATGAACCCTTTATACTTCAGTAGGGATAATAGTTCAAGGACTCTCGATGTTCTTGCTCATGAAATGATCCACGCTATCGATGACAACAAGAATGGTCATGGTAAGGTCTTTAGAGACATGGCGATCAAAATTGGTCTTACAGGCAAGATGACTGCTACAACTGCTACTGATGAATTGAAAGTAAAATTAGATGCTATAGTAGATTACATTGGCGAGTTTCCTCATGACCTTATGGTGTGGAATAATAAAAAGAAACAAAGCACTCGTAATGTTAAGGTTGAGTGTAGTGCTGGAGGTTGCGACTTCAGTTTCAGAACCAGCCGTAAAAACATCGAACTCATGAATGAGGATGCACCTTGCCCATGTTGCGGTAGGCACACAGAGATCAACGAAGAATGTGTATACGTTCCATACGGAACACTTCAGGTCGTTTAAACACTCCCTTACTCCATCAACTCGCTACTAGCCTAGCGGGTTTTTGGTGGTAGATAACATTAATAAATAAATCTCTAATCATGAAATCAAAAACTAACATATCTAAT